CGTGGCGATAATTTAATTTCCACAACATCTTATTATCTTGACACATTGATTAAAGATGGTGACACATATAAAAAAGAAAGTGGAGAATCAGAAAAACCAGTGTTTAAACACACAAAACATTCAGCTGAAAATCCAGATAGTGCAGAGGCAAGTGAAGAGTTTTATGAATATTTTATCGAATTATGCGAACAAGAAATAGGAAAAACGATAATTGATAATCCATCTAGAAGTTTTGAATATTTCAGTAGTAATTTAGATAAGTTAGGCGTGCCTCTTTATGTTATAGAAGGAACTGGATACAATGTATACGATTCTAAAGGTAGTGCCACTAAAAAGGCTCAAATAACATTTGATGAAGAAGCATATAAAGAATATAAGAAAAAAGGTGTTCTTGAGAAAGTATATGATTCAGCAAATAATGAGGCAAAGAAATATTCATATAAAATAACCAATGATACAGAAATTAAAATCGAAGAAATAATTTAATGTTTATAATAAGGGTTGCTAGAATGCAGCCCTTTTATTTTTTTTGCGTGTTTTCTATTTTTAATAGATATTTATATAGTAAATACAATTAAGACTATGAAATATCTAAAGAAATTTGATACTCATACAGATTATGAGGAAGCTACTAGGCAAAATTAAATTTTGCCTAATGTAAGCCTTTGTGCACAAGAGAATGAGGTGCATTATAATCCAATCGAACCACCTTTGCCAAATAATGTTATAAAGTATGAGGCATCAGCAAAACTTTCAGAGACAACAAATCCTGAAAGTGGTGGAATACACACAAATGCATTCAACACAACAATGGTTTCTCACACATTTGAAAATGGTGTTGGAACAATTGAATTTGAGGATGATGTAACTATCCTTGGTGATTGGGCTTTCGGTTTTAGTAAAATCACAAAAATATCAATACCAAATAGTGTTACAAGTATTAATTATCACGCTTTCATATATTGTACTAGTTTAACAAGTATAACCATACCAAATAGTGTTACAAGTATTGGTAGTTATGCTTTCAATTATTGTACTAGTTTAACAAGCATAACCATACCAAATAGTGTTACAAGTATTGGTAGTTATGCTTTCGCTTATTGTAGCGGTTTAACAAGTATATCTGTAGATAGTAACAACGCTGTTTACGATTCAAGGGGTGATTGTAATGCAATCATAGAAACAGCAACCAATACATTGATTAGTGGATGCAAAAATACTATAATACCAAATAGTGTCACAAGTATTGGTGACGGTGCTTTCGCTGGCTATAGCGGTCTTACAAGTATAACCATACCAAATAGTGTTGCAAGTATTGGTGATTATGCTTTCCAAAATTGTACTAGCTTAACAAGTATAACAATCCCTGATAGTGTTACAAGTATTGGTGATAGTGCTTTCGAAAATTGTAGTGGCTTAACAAGTGTAACAATCCCTGATAGCGTTACAAGTATTGGTGACGGTGCTTTCGGTGGTTGTAGCAGTTTAACAAGTATAACAATCCCTAATAGTGTTACAAATATTGGTGGTAATGCTTTCTGGAATTGTAGTAGTTTAACAAGCATAACAATTCCAAATAGTGTTACAAGTATTGGTGGTAATGCTTTCAATGGTTGTAGTAGTTTAACAAGCATTACAATCCCTGATAGCGTTACAAGTATTGGTGGTAATGCTTTCTATCGCTGTAGTAGTTTAACAAGAGTAACAATTGGTAATAGTATTACAAGTATTGGTTATCAGGTTTTCACAGAATGTAGTGCTTTAGAAAGTATCACCTCATTAGCAACAACAGCACCGATAATACAGTATAGTACATTTGAAAATATCAAAACCAACGGTACGTTAACCGTTCCGATTGGTTCAAGTGGCTATGATGTTTGGATGGGTACTGGAAATTATTACCTTGGTAAGTATAATTGGACAAAAGTTGAACAATAGAAAAACACATCAAGAGCAATCAGCAATGGTTGCTCTTTTTTAATTTTTTATATTTGCCTAATTTTGTAATTTAGTGATATTTATAAGAAACAATGAGTTATTGTTAATATGTAAAAAATAGATAATATATGTATATTCCAAGTTCAAAATATGGAAGTCCAAATTTAGGTAAAAATGTACAAATAGTTGGTGAGGCTAATTTTGGCTCTGAGCCGTATTTAATTACCATTGGTGATGACACCACAATATCTTTTGATTGCGCATTTGTAACACATGATGCTGCAACGAGAGTTATAAGAAATCTTCCTAACCATAATAAAGAGACTGTTATATATGGTTCAATAAATGTGGGTAAAAATTGTTTCATAGGGTGTAGGACTGTTATTCTCCCTAATGTGAATATTGGAGACAATTGCATTATTGGCGCAGGAAGCATCGTTAATCGTGATATTCCATCAAATACTGTTGCGGCTGGTTCTCCTTGTAAGCCAATATGTACACTTGATGAGTATATCGAAAAACACAAAGATGAGTTTATGTATATGGTTTCCAAACCGTTTGAGGAGAAGAAAAAAATATTATTGGATAAATTTGTAAAAAAATAGGAGTAAATAGTGAGTACTCCTATTTTTTGTGTTTTTGATTTTAAAGAAATATTTATATATACTAAATAAATTGATAATAATAATGTTATGAGTATTAAAATTAGCAATCTTATGGTTCTAGAGAGGCTTCTTCTAGAGATTGATGTGAGATTTAAATTTGATTTGGAGTTTGGAGAGGCTTATAAACTTCATGAATTTTTAAAGTCAGTTGGTAAAATCACAAGTTATGCGTTTTTAATTCAAGATGAATATCATCAGAAATATCAAGATGTTGAGAGACTTAAGGAATATCATAAAATGGTGATGGATTCATTTGTTGAATTCAATTATAAAGAGGTTATTGACTTTATAATTGATGTGAGTGGTAAATTTAAAAATGAGGAATTTGAAAATATTATTTCAGAAATTAAGTTCTGGGATTAATCTTTTAAACTCATTAAATATTTATATATAAGAAAAATAACTAATTAAAATTAAAATATTAAGAAATTATGGCAGATAATGCAAGAGGAATACACGTTTCACCAGGTATTTATACTCGTGAGATTGACATGACTTACGCAGTACGTAGTCTCGGAATTACAACTCTTGGTCTTGCTGGTGAGACTTTAAGGGGTCCAGCATTCCAGCCAATGGATATTTCCAACTGGCGTGAGTTCCAAGAAATGTTTGGTGGAACTAGTACAGAGAAGTTTAAAGGAAGTCAATACCCTAAATATGAATTGCCTTATATCGCTAAGTCTTATTTGAGCGAGTCAGAACAGCTTAAGGTTGTTCGTGTTCTTGGTATTAGCGGTTTTAATGCAGGCCCAGCATGGCTTGTAACTGCTGAAGATGCCCATGCTGAAGCATCGGCAAGAACCAAGCAAGCTGTGGCAGTTATCCGTTCAAGGGGTAGTTACCATCCATATGATACTGGTAATACTAGTGGTTGTACTTGTGAAACAACTAAATACGATACATTGAGATATGATGTTGGTGAAAAAGTTAAGACAGGAACTTCATCTACAGATGCTTGTGAGAAGAAGGGTTATTGGATGAATGCGTTACAGATTAAACCTTATATCCCTCTTTATAGTACTGGTAATGAGTGCGATGGCTATGGAACAATGAGCGGTGACTCATCTTGGGATGTTTCACAAACTAATAAAGGAAGGTTTAAACTCGTTGGAGTAATTGGTGCTCATTCATCTAGCGATGAAGTTGAGTCAATTATTAATAGTGGATATAGTGGGGATAATGCTGCTAAAACAGAAGCAATTAATAAGGGTTATTTTGAATATCCAGTTTCATTGAATCCTTATGATAAAGAGTATATACTTAATGTATTAGGTTCAAAAGCATATGATGGCGATGCTCCTATATTCGTTGAGTCTCTTTATGATGTGGCACTTGAGCAAGCAATTGCAAATTATGATGTGACAAGGATTACTAGTGCTTTAACAGAATATGAGGCATACAATACTGCTGATTTTGATGGGCATGAGCCAGTTTATGGAATTGTTGATAGACCACAAACATCTTTAAATAGAAAATATGTTGGACGTAGATATTTGGCTGACAAAACAGCTTGTACTAAGACAGCAGATAATCCAAAGGGTAAAGAAATTAGGTGTGTCATCTATAACTATGAATTAGGTAGGCCATATACAGTAACAGAAGCAGTCGTTGGTGATGACTCAATGGGTATAAGCGCATTAAGCGAATCAACATACGGTAAAGTTTTGACAAAACGCCCTCAAAGCATTAGTGCAGACACAGAGGCTGCTAGCGGTTGGTCTGCTACAACAGTTGCTGAGTTCCCAATGAAAGTTGGACAAATCTATACTGTTAGACAATATACGACCCAAGATGGTAAAAGACATTATTACTATGCAGCGTACAGTAAAGAAACGGTTGATAAAGTAATCGGTAAAAGAAGCGGAAGTACTGCTGATTTCTCATTGGTGAACTATTATGGAAACCTTAAGGATGGAGGCTATAAATCAAGTAGTGCTGACAAATCAACGCTAGTTTTAAACAATGCAGACGGTTTGTATTACAAGATGAACAACAAAAAGGATGACGTTGCCTATGTTCAACTTGATATGAACGATTACAAGTCAGCATACAGATATGCTTCAACTCCTTGGATTGTATCTAACTTGAAGGGTGATTTCGACCATATCGAAATGACTAAGTTGTTCAGATTCCACACAATTTCTGACGGTGACAATGCTAATTATGAGGTTAAGGTTTCTATTGAGAATATCAGACCTGATGAGGGTGTGTTCGATGTTGTAGTACGTAGAGTAGATGACCTTGATGAGTCAATCATCCCACTTGAAAAGTTTGGAAGATGTACAATGGTTCCAGGTGACGCTAACTACATTGCATATAAGATTGGTTCATTTGACGGTGTATATGAGTCTAAGTCTAAGTATATTACTGTTGAGGTAAATGAGACAACAGCAGCTAGAACTTCTGTTCCAGCAGGTTTCTTAGGTTATCCAATACCAATGTACAATGGCTTACCAATCAGCGGAGACGCAAAAACAGATGTCACATTCCCAACAATCAAGTATAATAGATTCTTTGACGAGGATATTAAAAATAGAAAGCAATATTTCGGTCTTTCTTCATGGATTGGAGTAGATATTGACAATTTCACATTCAAAGGAACAAAAGCATATATCAATGACCCAAGTTTCTTGTCTCATGGTTTCCACCTTGACTCAAGACTTGATAAAGAAGGAAGAGTTGGTGATAAAATGTTTACTGTGACGGTTGATAATGAACCAGGATATGAGTTTGATTGCGTGTCAACTAACTCTAGAACACAAGTTCTTGACCAACCACCAGTAATTGGTAAGGAGACTGAAATGTATGGCTCAATATATGAGTATGTAAATCTTCGTAAGTTTACCGTATTCTTCTATGGCGCATTTGACGGATGGGATGTTTATAGAGACCAGAGAACAAATACTGATAATTTCAAGATGTCTCAGTATAGAGGATACATAGACCAAGGTAGCGGTGAAGGATATTCATTTAATAAGATTAAAAATACAGAGTTACTTGGTTTGAATCAGAATGGTATTACCTCTGACTGGTATGCTTATCTTGCTGCTATTCGTCAGTTCAGTAACCCAGAGGCAACTGATATTAATGTATTTGCTACTCCAGGTATTGACTACGTAAATCAGAAGCTTCTTGTACAAGAGGCAATCGAAATGATTGAGGAAGAAAGAGCAGATAGTATCTACGTCATTACAACTCCAGATAAGCCAAGCGGTGCTGGTGATTACGTTGATGAAATGTACACCCCAGACGATGCTGTATATAACTTGGAGGATACGGAGATTGATTCTAACTACTCATGTACATATTATCCTTGGGTTAAATACTTAGATGTTGATAATAATCAGTACATCTATTTGCCAGCAACGAAGGATGTTGTACGTAACTTCGCACAAACTGATAATCAAGCATATCCTTGGTTCGCACCTGCAGGTGTTGAGCGTGGTAATGTTGACTGCGTGAGAGCACACTTTATTACAAAACTCGGTGACGAAGATGTGTTGTACGAAGGTAGAATTAATCCTATTAAGACATTCGCTCAAGACGGTCCTAAGATTTGGGGCCAGAAGAACTTGCAGATTAATGAATCACAACTTAATCGTATTGCAGTTCGTAGATTGTTATTGAGAATGAGAAAACTTATTGCAATCGCTTGCATTGGTCTTATCTTCGAGCCAAACGATGCAACAACAAAGCAGTCATTCATTTCTACTGTAACTCCAATTATGGATAGTATCAGAAGCAATAGAGGTATTTCTGATTACAGAATTGAGGTTAATGATACTATTGAGTCAAGGGAGAGAAGAGAACTTCCAGTTAAGATTTACTTCAAGCCATATAACGCATTAGAGTATATCACGATAGATTTCATTTTAACTCCAGAAGGCGTCTCATTTGATGATATTTAATTGATAATCAATAACTTATATAAAAATAGCAGTAAACCAAATTACTGCTATTTTTTTTTACATTATTTAATATTTATATATAAATGTTATAATATGGATAAAATATCAAATATATTAAAAGAAGCCATTGATATGTTTATTAATGAAGAGTTGTCGATTAATTCTAATTTGGAGAAAGCAGTAGAAAAAGCATCATCTGAAATAATGTCAAAATACAGAAATAATGATATTATTGATGAAAGAAAAATTTCTATCAAATCAGGTGATGACGGAGTTATCTATTCAGTTAAATATGTAACGATAAAATGCAATATTGATGTCTTTGATAGCAATCCAACACTTTGCATTGTTAATATATATGAATTGTTTGACGAGGAAATAATTGATAAGATATATAGCGAACTTGACTTGGGCAGTCATTCAAATTCGAATAATGGAAGCATTGAAATCAACATATATTCCGTCAATAAGGGAATAAATTTACAATGGTTGAGGCATTTACTGTATCACGAATGTGAGCATTCTTTACAAACATATCTTAGCAATAAGCCAATAAAGCCAAATAACTCTTACATCAAAGCAAAAAACATAATATTAAACAATGATACACACCATAAATCTGAAATGTTCATCAAGGTGGCATGGCTGTTATACTATTATAGCAAGTTAGAAATTGATGGTAACGTAAATGGTTTATATGGTGAAATGATGACAGACCATTCAATAGACTATGAACACACTAATTTCCATCGCTCTGACATTGAAATTAATGAGTACTTTGAGGAAATAATTGGAATGATTGGAAATGATGAATTAGATGGTGTGTTTCAATATTTCGGATACACTTCAAACAGTTTCGTTAAATATATTATTAGACAAAAGAAATACCTAAAGATAAAGGTTATGAGAGTTCTTACCTTGGCTAGTAATAAAAGGAAATCAATCAGTGAAAATTTAAAGAGGATACCAAACGGATTAAAACACAAACCAATTGGTGAATATATTAAATAGACTAACACATTTTAATGTTATTTAATATTTATATACAAATAAACGTTTATTAATTATGGAAAAAAATTTTAAAACAGTTTTAAATGAATTGAAAAGTCTAAAAGCGCAGCTTACAGAAGACTATATATTTAATGGGGAAGATGGTGTTATGGACGATGGAATGGGTCAAGAAATGGGCATGGAGCAACAGCCAGACCCACAGATGGTTCAGCAACAACCACAGCAAATGATGGGTCAAGGAGATTCTGAGGAAGAAATCGCAATGCATGCCCAAGAGGTTATCCAACATGAGCCAATTATAGGTAAGATTAGAGAAACCGCAATTGAAGGATTAAAGAAGTATGCAGACCACCCTACATCAAGTTTATATGAGTTTTTCAAGAAAGTCTTCTTAGAAAGCGACAAAGTGTTAACCGACACTGGAAATAAAAAATAAGGTACTGACGTTAATCAGTACCTTTTTATATTAAAAAGCAGCATATCGCCCATGTTACCCAAATTTGGATTATATGTATTGTTTGGTCAATTGTGAGGCTTATCTTTAATTGATTACATTTGAGGTCATCCACATACATATGAATAAACATATTGCAGCATATTATTATACCTAGTATGTTTGGGCTAATGTTTAAAAACCAAAGCGGAATAGAGATAATTATTGACCAAGACAGAGAATGAATCGTCAATGCAGTCATGTAGTCATACTCGTACATATTTTTGTAGCCTTTTTGCTTCAGCCACCAATTTTTCTGCTTCATACTAGCTAATATTCCTTGTAAGTGGAAATCGTCTATAATGTGAAGCAATATCATTAAAAAAAGTATTTTTAGTTCCATATTTTATTTAGATAAAAACATATATTCGTCTTCTTTACGTATTCCTATTGCGTTTAATAATTTTTTCTTAGTTGTTAGTGGCGCACAATCAAAAATGCATTTGTTTGAGGTGAACATTTTGTAATCATCAAATTCCCCTAATAAAACAGATTCGGATAAATATTTTTTCCAATAATTAAATTCTTTTTTACTTTTTAATTGGGTTAAAACCCATTTTCCGTTTTGTTTAACTAACAAAATATTTCTAGTTTTCTTTTTATTTCTGATTAAATGCCCTATCCACCCATTTGATATAACACCTTTTATGCCACTTTTTTCTTCTATTTCTGCGGCTAGATTGATAAATTTTTCATCATGAATATCATTTTTTGATTGTTTTCCTTGAAGCAATAGGGAATAATGAACCAATTCATGCAAGACAACTGCTATTACTGCTTCTTTTGTGTCAAATTCAAAATCTTTAATGTTTATAGCAATTCCATATTCATTTTCAATTGGTCCTATTGTACACCCATAACCATCGCAATCAAAGTCATCTAGTACTATCGTATATTGTGGCGGTTTAATGTTTCCGAATAAATGAATATGCTCATTTATTATTTCTTTTATTTCTTTTTCAGTAAAATTATACATTTTGATAAAATCAATATTCAATAATATTGCAAATATATATTTTTTTCTGAAAATAAACAATTTTTTAAGTTAAAAAAAATATAATATGTTATATTTATATTAAAAATAAAATGAATAATAATAATCTAGATTAAAAAAATATTTTAAAATGAGTGATTTACTTTTGAAAATGCCGCTCAACTATGAGCCGCTCAGGAAAAATAGATGGCTATTAAGATTCCCAGCTGATTTAGGTATCCAAGAGTGGTGGTGTCAGAGCGCAAAGCGTCCATCAATTAAACAAGAGGGTAAAGCGATACCTTTCTTGAACACAGAAACATATGTTGTAGGACGTTATACTTGGGATGAGATTCAAGTAACATTGAGAGACCCAATTGGACCTTCTGCTTCGCAAGCTGTAATGGAATGGGTACGTCTTCACTCTGAGTCCGTTACGGGCCGTCAAGGTTACGCGGCAGGTTATAAGCGTGATGTTGAGCTTGAAATGCTTGACCCAACTGGTGTTGTTGTCAGCAAATGGATTCTAAAGAACACAATGTGTACAGCAGCAGATTTCGGTGATTTGGATTACAGCCAAGATGACCTCGCAACCATCAGCTTGACCCTGAGATTTGACTACGCAATTTTGTGCTACTAATTGAGTATCAGCAAGTTACAGCGTTTCGTTAAAGTAATTTAGAGGTTAATCAAACAAAAAAGTTAAAGAAATTATAGCAATTTCTTGTAAATTAAGATATTTATTTATATATTTGCAAAAATAATATGTAAGTAAATATCTTTTTTTTATGGGGTTAAAAAAACAAATTATACAGTTTAAAGATGGAGAACAAGTTGCAGTATACAATTCTGCAACGGATGCAGCAAATGCTATAGAATCCACTAAAAGCAACATATCTAAATGTTGTTTAGGTAAATTAAAACAAGTAAATGGTTTTACCTTTAAATATTCTGGCGAATTCACCAATCAGCAAAAAAATTATGGCGAATATAAATGCCCATATTGCGATAAAAGGTTTGAAACCTATAATGGGTTATGCAAACACATATTTAGGTATAAAGAGCATAGTGATTCTATTACTCAAGAGCAATTGCTAACTGATTACAAATATGGCGGTATTAGGCCAAAATGTAAATGTGGGTGCGGAGAATATACTGAAATAAGATATGACGGTGGTGTCCATTTTGCAGATTATATACGTGGTCATCATTCTAGGGTACATAATAATTGGGGTCATAATGAACAAGCAAAACTACATTCTGCCGAGACTAGAAGGAGGCAATATAAAAATGGGGAAAGAATACAATGGAATAAAGGTAAGTCTTGGGAAGAAACCTATACGGAAGATAAAATAAAAGAGTTGATAAAAAATTATTCTGATGAAAGCAGAAATAGCAAAATAGCGGCTAAACTTAAAGGTGTGCCAAAATCTAAAGAACACGCTGAAAAATGCAGACAAAACGGTAGAAGCGAAAATTCTATTCTAAAAAATAGGGAGAAAATGTATAAAATGCTAACTGAAACGGAGTTTTCTTTATCATCAAAAAAAGAAAAAGAATTTATAGAATATTGTATTAAACCGTTAGGGATTGATTATGATACCCAATATTATTTGAAAGATATCCACCATTATTGTGATGTGTATATTCCTAGTAAAAATATGATTATTGAGTTTCAAGGTGACTATTGGCATGGAAATCCTAATAAATATTCTAATGATGAACTTAGCGAATACCAAAAGAAAAAAGTTACTAAGGACAATGAGTTGAGGGAATATTGCAGTGAAAATGGAATTAATCTTATAGAGATATGGGAGTCGGATTATGATAAAGATTATAGTGGCGTTAAAACGTTATTGGAGGAGCAAATAAAACAAAAATAGGATTCTAGTGTTAGAATCCTATTTTTTTATCAGTTTTTTTATTACCATTATCTTCTGTGTGATATATTTGTGCTAACGTCATTTCTTGTGTTGCGTTTGGTATAAATGCTTTCACTTTGTCTATAGGCAGTTTCTTGAATTCATATATGAGAGATAGTCTGCCCTCACGCAGTACTGCTGGGTCTATTTTTGATTTATGACAATTAAACGTGCAAATAAATTTAATTCCAAATGCTTCGCCTATAATACCATCTGTTAGGTTAAGCATTGAGTTAAGGAATCTATTGCCGTTACTTCTATCTACAAATAGTTTTTCACAATCTTCTATGATGAATACGTGTTGCTTATGTTCGCTCAAGAAATCGAACATTTTACCATCGCTAGTTGGCTTAAACAATTCTGAATCAAAATACAGAAATTCCACATTAGGATTATCGTGTATCAATTTTTTGATTACAGATGTTTTTCCAGTTCCTGGTTCTCCATGTAGTAGTATAAGTTCCTCTTTGTCAGAATTAATCAGTTCAGTTAACTTATCGTATGGCAAATCATCATTATAATTCTTTTTCAAGTCGCAGTCAAAAGGTTTAACCTCTATGCTTGACTTATGAATACCATAACTTCCATCTGTACACACGGTAAGGTTTTTCTGTATGTTTTTTGTAGGGATTTCAATTAATGAATGATTAATGAGTTTTTCAAGTTCAGTTTTGTCTTGCTCCCTAAACAACCAAGTTTCAATTGTATATATTTTTGATGCATTTCCATCTTCTCTACTTCTTCCATACATTTTAACTAGTCCATAGTCTGTAAAGACATAGGCAGTTCCGTCAAAGAAAACGAAATTACCGATTGAGCGTATTGTGTCAATGTATGAATACTCTTTTTTCGTATATTCTCCAAAATCTTTTAACTTAAGGGATTTTGATAGTTCTCTGCCATTGATTGTAGAATCGGTGAGCAAGACCCTATCTTCCTCTTCATAATACTTACCATAATATCTATAATTGAGACAATTACCATATATGTGCATGATAAGTGTCTCAATATTGGCGAAGCCGTTCTCCATTTCGGATACATTCATTTGGGCTTCTTGCGTCTTTAGATATTTACAGTAGTTTTCATAATACTTTTTGTAATTATTAAACATACTTATAAAATTTAGTTTATGCAAAGATACTAAAAAAAAATTAATTAGCCAAATGTGTTTTATTTTTTTAACTTTTTTTTATTTTTTATAAAAAATATATGGATATAAATAACGAATGTATTTTAATAACTGGTGTTGCTGGGCTTCTAGGCAGTAAAATGGCTGATTATATAGTAGAAAGCCACAAAGAATATAATGTCATTGGTATTGACAATCTTTTTGGTGGATTTATGAATAACGTGAACGAAAAAGTAATTTTCTATAAAAGAGATTTGTCGATTGACAGTATAGATGATATATTTCTAAATCACAAAATTGTTTATGTATATCATTTTGCGGCATATGCAGCAGAAGGTCTTTCACCATTTATGAGAATGTTTAATTGGAAAAATAATTCATTATCTACTGCAAATATAATAAATTGTTGCATAAAATATAATGTAAAAAGATTAGTATATACATCTTCTATGTCAGTTTATGGTTATGGGGATTTGAAAAATAATAGATTTGATGAGAATGACATACCTTGTCCAATAGACCCATATGGCATTTCGAAATATGCGTGTGAAATGGACATTAAAGTTGCTGGAGAGCAACATAATCTTGATTGGTGTATTATAAGACCTCATAATATTTATGGCGAAAAACAAAACATTTGGGATAGGTATAGAAATGTTTTAGGTATATGGATGTATCAAATTTTAAATCAAAAACCAATGTTAATATATGGCGATGGCGAACAAACAAGAGCATTTACGTATATAGACGATAATTTAGAACCTTTATGGAATGCCGCAATTTTACCAAATGCGTCAAAAGAGATTATAAATCTTGGTGGTGTAACGCCATATACCATTAATGAAGCAGCCAAGATACTTTGTAGTATTACTAATTATGATAACATTTGCCACAAAGAACCAAGGCATGAAGTGAAATGGGCAGTTCCAACTTTTCAAAAAAGTATAGACATACTTAATTTTAAAGACATTACTAGCTTAAAAAACGGTTTGGAAAAAATGTGGGCTTGGGCAAAACAACAACCTAAGAGAGAGCAGTACAAATGGGAAAATTACGAGATAACAAATGGTATATATTCTTATTGGAAATGAATGAAAATTTAGATATTTTTATATGTACGCACAAAGATTTTGATGCTGTTGTAACCAATAGCGTTTACAAGGTACTAGATTCTAGGGAAATTAAAAAAGAGTATAAAATTTTTGGTGTGTTGGATGATGTAATAATGTCAGAGTGGCTGCATTTTTTCTATGTTTATGAAAATATGAATTTAAAAAATTATGTGGGATTTTGTCATTATAGGAGATATTATGATTTTTTAGATAATGTTCCAAACGTTGACGAAATATTTAAAACATATGATATAATTGTAAGAGCACCAATTAGTTTATCTGTCAATATAGAAACCCAATATAAGTTGTGCCATAATGTTGATGATTTATATGTTTTAGGTGACATTTTAAAAGAAAAATATACTGAATATTATGAAACATATGAAAATTTATTGAAATCAAATAAAATGATACCATGCAATATGTTTATAATGAAAACAGAAGATTTTAAAAAATTTATGGATTTCAATAAGGAAATTATAAAAGAATTTTTATGGAGGGTTGGTATTAATTTTGTTAATAGAATTAAAAATAATGAGAATAAATATATTAAATCATATGCGCCAAATAACACATATAAGTATCAAATAAGACTACTTACGTATGTACTTGAAAGACTGACAAATATATATATATTAAAAAATTTTAAAAACATAAAAACATATAATGCTGTTATAACAGAAAATAAATACAACTTGAAAAACAATAATATTTAAATCATGAATAGTAATATAAAAGCAAAAGATAACAGTTATCTAAAGAATCTTTTGAATATGAGGATTAATGAGTATAAGATGCTCAATGCAACATTATGCGAAATGATTGGAAGGAATTCTTCAAAGCAAGTTATTGATTCTATGAAATCAGAATTGGGCGGCATTATGTCTGAAATAGAAAACATTAACAAGGATTTGGAGAAGATTAAAAACGGAGAAAAAGAGGTTACTTACACTTATTATGATAAAAACGTGGAAGAGAAGAAAAACAAGGGGTTCTATGATTCCATAGTTAAGCAAACCAAGGCTTGTGAGTTCGTCGAGGCAGAAGAGACGAAGAAGAATGGTAAGAAATATAACTATGAAAACCTTTACGAGCAAGTAAAGAAAGAACGTAATGATAAATTGGCTGAGAAGAAGAATGATTGCCAACTAACCAAAAAGTTTGTCGAAGATTTGAGAAATACGGCTGATTCTAGATTGCAGAGCAATAGGTTTTTGGTTAATTTGAAAGAACCGTTAAGCATTCCAGAGATAATGGTTAAATCGGTGTCATTTGACCCAAGAGATAATAGGGTTTCTGTGTGCATATATGATTTTGTTACTGATTTTGGAGGCGCTAGATACCCTATTTTACAAGCATTGAAGTATGCGCCAAATACATTTAGTTTCAAGGTAGAGCATTTGGATGCAAACGGAAAAGTAATATATACTGAGAGATATTCTAGATGCCATATAACTGAGATATACAGAGACCCAATTGATTATTCTAATGATGATTTTTCAAAGATACAAATATTTATCAGTTATCAGAATGTAGAATATGAAACAAGTAAGTAATAAAAAAAATATTACAAAACCAAAGAAAACAGTTAGAAAGCGTACAGCCTCTAAGGTAAGTAAAACCACTAGGAAGACTGTACGTGTTCACCCTAAATTCGGAACATCCAAGTTAGAGGAAGATTTTGCTAGAGATTTCCTAGATAAACTTAAAGTGAGGTATGTTTATCAGTTTGAAGCAAAGGATATTGGGAGATTCTATGATTTTTATCTTCCAGATGTTAATTTAATTATCGAAATTGATGGGTCATATTTCCATAGTGACCCTAGATTGGTTAAAGAAGAGAATATGAATCCTATGCAAAAACGTAACAAAAGGGTTGATGAATACAAAGATAGATGGGCATTAATGCATGGTATACCGCTCATAAGATTCTGGGAGAAAGATATTCGTGAAAACCCTAAGATGGTTATGGATGAGTTAAAAAAAAGACTGTATATAGAGACTGAGAAAAAAACTTTAATTGAGAAGAAGAATAAAAGGCATATAAATAAAATTAAATGAAGCAGTTTAAAGTTGATACGAAATGTTATTCTAAGATTATTAGGGAGTGTGTTGACAAACTAATAAACGAAGAACTTGGAATTGCTGATGATGTTGTTGAGAAGACAAATGAGATTAAAAGACTTATTTATAATGATAGCAGAAATGCTGACAAGGTAAAACTTGACAATGGGGTTTCATCAGTTAGCGGAACTGTTTCAACTAATGTGTTTGGCGAGGATATGAAAATATTCTATACAGTGTATAATTATTATGATTATGATACTTATTACGATAAACAAGAGTATTTTAATCCTAGATGTGGCGTTTCATATGATAGAAATGAGATATACATATCCATTTTATCAATAAGCGGTGAGTTTCAAGAAAATAGTTTTGGCGATTCCATTCAGCACGAATTGGAACACTTATACCAGATTAAAAAACAAGGTAAGGGTTTGTTCCAAGACAATAACCTTTATGATAATGCAACTAGGAATCTAAACAGTAATTTGTACGATGGTTGGGTTTCAAAACTTTCTCACGTAATATATTATTCTAGGAATGAAGAGCACGATGCTTTTGTAAATGGCTTATATCAGCAATTGGTTAGTGTTGATGCTTATGGAAATGAGGACTATATTATAAAATCTTCTACTCCTTATCAAATTTCACTAATGCTAACTAGTATAAAAAAAGAAATCAATGATAATTATGAAAACACTAACTTGATAGAAGCTTGTAAGTTTTTCAGAAAACCTAGAAGATGGTTTATAGCCCAATGCGAGATAGGAATCAGAAAAATAGTGAAGAAGATAATGAAAGTTAGGACTAAAGCAAAAAATGATTTCTATAAAGTAAATGAAGGTACAATTTTTGAACATAATATTAAAAAATATATGAAATAATGGAAGTTATGCTATATATGCCTTATTATGATTACAATGATAGTGCTTTTGATGTGAACAGTGATTACTATAGTGACGAAGAATACATTAAGGCGGTATCTACTGAGTATAATAAGAATAAAGACATTGTTTACAATTCAATGATGAACTATAATAATGGCACTGGAAGCCTCATAGGTGGCGATGGGCAAACTTACAAGTTTGGTTCTGATACGTCTCAGAAAGAGGACAAAATAGCCTATTCAAGTTGTAAAGGAATAGTGTATGACGAAAATGGGAATGACGATAATGTTGACAATTTAATCACGCATTTTGTAGACCAGAAACCATTTATAGAAATGTTTGAGTTTGATGACACTAGTAGCGAAGAAGAATTCATTTCAGAAATTTCATTGTGGGTCAAGGAGCATAATGCGATTAACAAATATAAAGATTTTAAAGGTGAAGAGTGGACTTGGATAAAAGAGCCTAAAAGGAACGTTAAGATGCATTTTGTGAATAAAGCAGGTGAAGATTTATATGCAATTCTTGAAAACTGTAAAATCATGGATATTGTTGACGATAACTCAATGATTGTTTTTATTGAAAAATTAAGATTAATAGATAATTTTTGATGAAAAAGATACATATAAAAGAGAATCAAGGAGATATTTTAAATCATATATATGGGCTTGATAATATGTTTGGTATTTATGAGTCTTTTGATGATGATAAGAAACAACTTTATGAAGGGTTAATTAAGTCATATGCTCCAGAGAAGGTTGCAGAATATTTATCAAATTATTTCAATAATGAAGCGGTTAAATGTGAGGTTATATTGTCAAATGGGGTTGAAGTTATATTATCTACGATGCCAAATGATGAAAGGTATGAGAATGAGGCTGTTAGGATAATGGATAATCTCTGTGGATATAAAATGTCTAGGAAAGGGGTATCGAGTGACGGACAAGAAATGAGATTATTGTTTGAGCCAAAGTTCCAAAAGACTGTTAATGATGAAATGCAAGAGCATGAAATGCTTATTCACGTCTCACCATCCTATAATAGGGAGAAGATTTTAAAATTCGGGTTTTGCCCAAAATTTAAAAATGAGATATTTAACTACAATGGTAGAATTTATTTTTATTCAACAAGAACACAGCCAGATGTTATTGCAAGGCTATCAATGAACCTTGCTTATTCGAAAGACAATGAAAGAAATGAACATTTGTTCGATTTCTATATGATTGACCCAAATAAGATAGACAGAAATGTTGAGTTTCATAGGGATGGCATGACATCTAATGGAATTGCATATTGGACATACGATAATATCCCAAGCAATTGTATTGTTGATATAGAAAGATTAAAATACAATCCCAATGAGAAAAAGTGGGAAACACAATAAGGTAAAAGTTATTTATTTAAATTATGGCAAAAAAGAAATTAACTGAAGAGCAAGAAAATGAGATTAGGACTCTTTTAGAAAACAATAAAATGTTGGAGAAAACAAAGAAGGAGGCTGCTGACAGGGGAAAAACTCAGTCAGTAAAACAGATTGAGAGAGCGCAGCAAGAGGTTATTGACCACATTAACAGCATCGACCCATCTGTGCTTGGAACTAATACTCCTAAGAAAACATCTTTGTCTTCAAAAAAGCAAGCAGTGCAAAAAAACCTTTTCCAAGATACTGATATGTCAATTTTTGATATGTTGGATGATAATGAGAAAGCAAGGCAAGAAGAGAAGGAACTTATAACTGCCGAATCTCAAGATAATGTTGCTGAAGAATATGATATGACACCTAGTGAGACCACTATTGCCAATGAGTCTACTTTTAGTGATTCGGACACAATGTTGCAATACGATGTGATACAGTTGCCAAGCAACGGTCAATGCTATAGGAGTAAGGTTGATAGAGTTCCAGTAGCTTATTTAACAGCATATGACGAAAATATCATCACTTCGCCTAATCTATATAAAGATGGGCTTGTAATTGACTATTTGCTTAAAAATAAAATTGTTAACAGTGATATTAATGTTGAAGACCTTGTTAGCGGTGATGCTGATGCAATCACATTGTTTTTAAGGGCAACGAGTTATGGACCAGATTTCCCAATTGTAGTGCGTGACCCAGAAACTGGTGAGCAGATTGAATCAACAGTTGACCTTACGACTCTTAAGCCAAAAGAGTTTAAGCTAGTTGGTGATGAGAATGGACATTTTGAATATGTCACGCCAATTAAGAAGGATAGAATTAAGTTCCGTTATCTAACAAGGAAGCAAGAGAGACAACTTAGGCAAGTAACTGAACTTGAAGGCTATGGAACTAAGGCTCATATGCTAGATAGGGAAAGGGAAGCATTGTCTGCCGCAATTATGAATGACAAATACATAACGGATGCTGAGAAAAAGTCTATTAGGGCTGCGATTAAAACAATGGAGTCTTGGAGTAAAAGACTGTTGACTGCCAATTCATCAGAATTCACAAAGATTATGACTAATAATATGCAATTACAGATTGTTGCCGTTAATGATAATTATGACAGAGATTACGTTAGGAAATATATTAATCAAATGCCAGCAAGAGATTCATTAATGCTTAGAAAATATATTAATGACAATGCTCCAGGTATAGATTTCAACATAACGGTAGAAAGACCAGAGAGTCTTGGAGGTGGCTCGTTTAATACCTTTCTTAACTGGGACGATTCTGTTTTCCTCAATATCTCCGATGTATGAACAGAATCTTA